CTTGTCCCCCAAGTCATGTTAATTGTAGAAGTTCCGTACTTTATATAGAAAAAGAAGAAAGTTTAAAGGAAAACTAATTCTATTAAACACCAATTCTTAAATACTAAAGGAAATTAATTAATTTATGGAAGATCCATGTTTTATATTTAGTTCTGACAAGTTGGAACTAAAAAGTGAGGGAGAAAACTTTTTTGTAGAGGGATATATTTCTACTTCTGATTTAGATTTGGTTAATGATATTGTTACAAAAGCTTGTTTATTAGATATGGCAGAACAAATGAAAACAAGAACAATTAAATTTGATGTTGAGCATGAAAGTTTTCGTGGTAAAAGCCAATTGGAAACAGAAATAAATAAAACATTAATTCCAGTGGCCAAAGTTGATGATTTTATAATGGATAAAAAAGGATTAAAAGTTAGATCAGTATTAAATAGGCATTCAAATAGATTCGAAGAAGTAAAGGGTTCAATTGAAGATGGATTCTTAGATGCCTTTTCAATAGCATTTGTACCGGTTAGTGCATCTATCCAGGAAAAGAATGGAGAGAAAGTTAGAATGCTTGAAAAGATTAATTTATTGAATGTTGCTTATACTGGAAATCCAATTAATACAAGTTCTACAATGACTAATGTTTTTATGAAAAGTTTAGACTTCCTGGAAGAAAAAGCAAAACCAAAAAAGCCAAAACCTCAACCAGATCCACATAAGGAAGACGAGGAAGAAGAAGAGGAAGAAGACGAAAAGGGTGACAAAAAAAAGAAGAAAGTAGGACCAGGTGGCCATAAACCAGATAGAACAGGACCACATGGAGCCGGTGCAGGACCAGGAGAAGGACAAGCAGATGGTTCAGGAAAAGAAGTCAAATATAATCACTTAAGTGATACTAAAACTAAATTACAGGAGGTTAAAAAAATGACAGAGGATAATAAAACGGAAGAAGAAGAAGAGTCTGAAGAAGTTGAAACTGGGAAAGAAGAGGCTGAAGGGAAAGATGATGAAAAGAAAGAAGATGCAGAAGAGAAGGAAGAATCTGAAGAAAATGCTGAGGTAAAATCTTTGGGAGAAACAGTAGCTAAGTTGCAAGAGGAAGTTGCTGATTTGAAAGCACAGATAAAAGTACCACTTAAAAAGAGTATTCCTACAACTGAAGATAAATCTAACGATTTCGAAGATAAGACAATTAGTCCTCTTGACTTAATAGCATAATGGAAGGAAAAGGAACAATGAGAGTAGGAAATATTGATAGCAAAAGTGCGTATTCACATTCTTTTGGAGCATTGAAAGATGGGACAAGATATGCAGATGCTTGGAGTGAAATTGATTACAGGCCAAAGTTGAAAGATTTAATGTCTATTGGAATGAAGGCATTAGGTACAGAAACAGGTGGAGCAGGAACAGCAGGCTACGCAATGGTACCAATCTATGTAGATCCAAGAATTGTTGACGTAACAAGAAAGTTCACACCATTGGTAGAGTTAATCGCAAGAGTAACAAATCAAGGTATGACAGCAGATTATAACAAGATCACTGCAAAAGGTGGCGGATATACTGCAGCAGAAGACGCAGCATTACCAGAAACAAATGATACTTACGAAAGAGCAACTACAGGAATCAAGTTTTTATACGCAGTAGGTAGAACCACAGGCCAAATGCAAGCAGCAATGCCAAGTTACATTCTTGAAGGTTTTCAACCAGCAGGAGAAGGCTTAGGTGGAGGCTCACCATTTAGTTCAGTAGGTGCACCAAATGCAAAACAACTTGAAGTTATTATGAAAGCAAGAGAGATGAGAGAACTCGAAGAGAATTTAATTGTTAATGGAAGTGCAAGCACAGATTCAACACAATTTGATGGAATTGTAACATTACAAAGTACAGAAAATGTAGTTGATTTAGATGGTGCAGCAATGACATGGGACGATATTGAGACAGCGGTACGATATGCATTCGATGATGGTGGAAGACCAAAAATCGCAATAGCATCAAGTTCAGTAGTTCAAGATATTCGAAAGATAATAATTGATACTTTTAGATATAATCCAAGTGACCTGGCAGGAACATTACCATTCGGAGTTGCAGCTGCAATAGTGCTTCAAACAATGGTTGGACCAATACCAGTGATCCCAAGTATGTATTTATCAAACACATCTGGCGCAAAGCAGATTTATTTTTTAGATACTGATTACATCGAGATGAGAGTTCTTCAAGATATGACTTACGAAGACTTAGCAAAAACTAATGATTCGCAGAAGTTTATGTTGAAAATCTACGAAGCGCTTATCATGCGAAACAATAAGTTCAATAGTTTCATCGACGATATATTGTAATTTTTTATTTTATATTTTTTAATCTTTTTTTCTAAGCAAAAAAAGTGGAGAACGGCCCTCCTGGAGTCCGTCGGGTGATTCACGCACGAATCAAAAATTAAATAACGGGAGGTTAAAAAAAATGACAGAAACATTTACAGACGGAACAACAAGCGGAGTAGTAGTAAAAGACATAGTACCAGCAATGGGAGTAAAAATGTTACAAGTAAGAGTTCCAGCAACATTTGTCTGGGGAACAGACGAATTGGTTGTAGATTTAGGAGATTACGGTGCAACTAAATGCGCAGGAGTTCTTGGTTTTGTTGAAACAACAGCAGGAAGTGTAACAGTCCCTTGTGGAGCAGCAGGAACACAACTTGGAACAACATCAGTAGCATCAGGAGTATTGACATTTGCAAGCTCAGGATCAGCAGCAAATACAAAGGGTGGAACATTGGTAATCTTTGCTTACTAATCTGTCTCAATAATAAAATGGGACAAGGATTAAAAGCAGTAGGAGGAAACCCAGCGAGTCCACCTTATAGGAACGGACCGTATACATGGGACCAGCAAGTGACATTTAGTCAGGGTTCTGGAATTCCAATTGGAGAAGGAGCTGTTTGGTATGTTGATGGAACAAATGGAGTATCTGGAAACAATGGAAAAAGTTGGAATACTGCGATTGATACAATTCAAGCAGCAGTTACTTTGGCAGGACCAGGAGATACTATTTTTATCACAGCAAATGACTTAACAGATTTCACAGGAGATCCAACAAGTTATGCTGAGACAATTATAATTCCAGCAGCAACAAGCAATTTATCTTTAATAGGAATTAGTCGAGGAAGAACTCAAGGAGGTTTACCACAAATTAAGATTGGAGCAGGAGCAGTAGCAATGTTGACAATTAGAGCACCAGGATGTTTAATTGCAAACTTAGGTTTTAATGGATATGGATCAACAGGTGGAGGAATTTTATTGGATGATGATTATGCAACTAAATGTGCATTCGGAACATCAATAGTAGGATGCCATTTTAAGAATTGTGTAGTGACAACATTAAGAGCAGAAACAGGTGGAGCAATTTATACAACATCAGCAGGAAACTGTTGGCAAGTTTATATTGGTGGAAACAATTTCTACAAGAATATGGCAGACATATCTTTAGTAGGAACAAGCAATACACAGCCACAAGATTGGGTAATTGAAAACAATGTTTTCAGTGGACCAGCAGCAAATGTAGATTGTAATTTGTATCTTAAAGGAGCAGGCGATGGTGTTAATGGAGTGGTTGTGAATAACAACATATTTCCATGTGATCCAGCAATAAGTAATGGTACGCACAATATATCATGTGACTTAACTGGATGTGTAGGTATATATTCAAATAATATGCACGGACATACTGGATTAACATTAGGTGATGGAGCTGTAACAGGGGGAATTATTCCAACAACAGTATTCATGGTAAATAATTACCAAGAAGATGCGATCATTACAAGACAAAGTTAAAATGACAGATAAATTTCATTGTATAGAATGTGCAGGAAAGGCAAGAGATTACGATTGTGCTACTTGTGATGGGAAAGGAAATCCAAAAGAAGTAGTTAAGAGTTCCAAGAAAAAAACCAAATAATTTATTTTTATTTTTTTTATCTTTTTTTTGAGTTCGGAAAAAAAAGGTGGTCTTAGGACCTTAAATAATTAAACAGGAGAAAAAACAAATGGTAAAAATTAGAAAGTACAAAATATCAGCAACGATACCGGCAGGTGACACAGGCATAACAGCTTACAGTGTGCCTATTCGTGGAAGAATCATTGCAGTTGGAGTTAACTATCCAACAAATACTTGTACAGTGGACTTGGATTCAGATGGGGAAGCTTCAGCACAAAAAATCTTAGATTTAGCTGCA